GTACGCTTGCGCTCTAAAAAAACGCGCTCATTACGCGAACCTTTCTTGCTGTTACAACTCTTGCAAGCAATCCTCATATTAGATTCATCTATCGCAAGCTCTGGTGATTTGCTAACTGGAATGATGTGATCGATAGTCAGGCTGTTACCATCCTGCCCCTCATGTCCACAGTAGTAGCACACATAACCATCTCTGGCTAATACTCTAAGGCGTACTTCTTTATACTTCCTCGATAGTCGAGGATCGCCTTTCTTTGTTGGCATTACTGCCACCCCTTACGTTGTAAGTGTGCTAATGCTGCACAATAGTTAGGCTCATCATAGCGTGTTACTCCGTATCTATGGCTCACATACTTCCAATACCAGTAGAACTGGTAGTCGTATGGTGCGCCTTTTAAGCTGATACTTCTGCCTTGATAGTAACCATAATGTGATCCATTAACTGCATTTATTCGATTACTACTTTCAAGGAATGTAATTCGATTATGACAAGATTCTTGTCTCTCAGTTAATTGGTAATCAGCTAATGAGAATAGGTTGTTATATCGAACTTGTGAAATACCATCTGCAGGGCTCGCCCCGAAAGACAAAAGTCCCACCAATGCGATGGCGACCCCCCGAGCTACCCGCTTAAGCGGCTCGGGGTAAGCCCCTGATGGGCTTTCGCCTGAGAGCATACCAGCATTGTCAATATATCTTTTCATATCAAATCCCTTCAATTCGGACATAATATAATTGTGATATTGGTAACATTTATTTGATAAACAACACCCAATGTGTTCCCATGCGCTTGCCTGAAGGATGACCCAATACAGGCTTTTGATCTGTCAAGGACAGGATTTCTTTCAATGGAATAGACACTTCATTCCACTTAAATATCAAAGTTCCATGATTTTTAAGGACTCTAAAGCACTCGCTAAACCCTTGAGCGATGTCTGTCTGCCAAGTATTTGAATCTAATACCCCGTATTTTTTACGCATCCAAGACTTTTCTGAAAGTCTCAGCATATGTGGAGGGTCGAACACAACGCATTGGAACGACTCATCTGGATATGGAATTGCCCTGAAATCCATAACCTCGTCAGGTTTAATATGAATAGTTTGCCCATTGGTGAGTAAGTGAGTTTCCTCGACCCTAATATCGCCAAATAAAACCCGATCATCATTTTTGTCAAAATAGAATGACCTCATGGATGATGCTGGGTCTAATATCAGCTTATTTGTCGGTTGAATAGAATCCTGAACCTTTGAATATGACACTTGGGACACTTGAATACACCTTCCTCATTGACTCACCGCAGAACGGGCAGTCTAAATCGTGCGGCTCTGCGATTTTATATTCTTTCTCATAGCGAGCATTGGCTTCGCATCGTTCGTTATTGCACTCGAACTCATAGATTGGCATTAGATAACCAACACGTTCTGCATGGTATGTCCTTTAACTTCCAAGACCCACAGGTTGTGCATCTTTCAGGTTCTAATTCTACCGAATCTTTTTGAATATCTCCGTAACCTGCATTTAGAAGTAACTGCACCAAGTCACCAAATCGCATGAAAGCAAGATACTCTGAAGCATCCTCGCCCTGTCCATTCATACGACACACCACGAAAGGCAGCTCTTTGCCACCTGCTCTCTTGGTTGCTTGGCGCAGCCACTCTAAGGGCTGGAACGCCGATCTAGCCTTAACCTCAATGTCGAACGGGACATTGGTTATATCTTTTCCAGCACCGCGACCGACTCCTGCGCTTCTCCACCATTGCGATAGATAGGCTGCAACCACTCGCTCAGTACGCAGTCCTCGATCCTTTCTGTGACGTGTCATGCACGACCAGCAGAATTAACTGTGTGACACGCTTCGCATGTCCACTCTTTCAATAGCCATCTATCTTTGATTTGTTGTGCATTAGGAAACTTATTGCACATTTGACAGATTAACTGGAAACCAAGTTCCTCTAATGCTTTTGCATTAGCTCGTAAGTTGGCTTCTTGTTCAGGCGTTGGGAATGACTCCCATTCTCCATCTTGATTAAGGAATTGAATGTGTCCCATTATCGCTTCACCTGTTGTTTCCACTTGCCATCGCTACCAATCTCATACCAAATTGGATCGCATGGAATCTCACCACCTGCCATAGAACGGGTTGACTGTTCTGGGCATCTAAAGTGAGCCCATTGCTTCCCATTTTTGCCAGTACCAGTTTTCCATATCATTTCGCCATGCTTGCAGCGTTGTATGTCCGTTTCCGTTGTGCCACCAAGTTCTGATTTCACCATCGCCACTGCATCGTCCAATGTTGTAACTGGCACTCTGTCCTTGATTGTCCATAAATCATCCTCTACTGGTACAGGGACATATTCTTTAGCTGTTTCAGCCATCTTTGCTTTTGTTTGCTGAATTATTGCAGCGGTTTTGCTAACTTCTTCCATGCTCTCGCGAGTAGCAGTTTTTTGTGAGCCTTTGAGTAAAATAATTGCCCTGCCAAGAGCTGAGGTTGCCGTATCCTCGACATAATATCGAGCCATATTGCGGTTGTATAAATCTCGATTACCAAAAGCGACATTTGTAACTGCTGGAATCGAATCAGCAATGTCTCGATATATTTCAGCTCTAATCCTGACGAAACCCTTGTCTGGGTCGTGCATTTCAGTAATAAGGGCTGACCTGCCCATTGGATAGTTTTCAATAAACCATCGGTTCAATGTGGCTACATCCTCATAATCCTCAAGATTAAACATTGTCATTTATCCCTTCCTCTGGACATGATCCAAAATAAAAGCATGGACATTCCTCAGCTGAAAATTCACCATTACACATAAAGTTCATTCTCCTCTGTGTGCAGTTGTCCTGCTATTGCAACATACGCTGCGAGATCAAGGTAAGTGTCATTACTTGGAGTTTCCATACTTCTTGCTGCTTTGACCAATGCCATACACATCGCAACCTGATAGTCAGTAATTGGCATTTCGAGGTATGCGCTCCAGAGTGCGGCTGTTCGCTGCATATTGTCGCTTGGGTGTCCGTACACCATTCCTCTTTGCTGGATGGTTGCTTTTGCTGAATCAAGGTATTCACTAGCTCTCACTTTCCCACCTGCTTAAACTGGCGTTCTAGCTTCTCATAGTGATAGCGAACTGCCTTGCGTCCATCAACATAGCCAGTTGCATAGCCTGACTTGTAGCCAAGCCAGAACATCAAGACGCATACTGCAAAGGTAATCATTTGTGCGATTGTCATGCTGACACCAATTCTTTCTCAATTTGTGTCCAACTATCTTTTGTCATTACCAGTTCTTCAATGTCACCATAAACAGCCTTCCAAAAGTCTTTTGCAGATGTTTCGCAAACTTCAAAACACAAGCCTGTTCTACCTTCAGAATCTACATATTCATCAGGCAAATCAACGCTACTTGATTTCCAGCCATTGCGGAATGAAAATTCAATAGTCAAACCATGCTTCCTTGCCAAATCAAAACATTTAGCTTTAGTTGTCATTAAATACCCACCGCCTTGCGAACCTTGTTCCGAATTCCTGGAATGTAGTAAGCGGCTGCGCGCTGATATTCAGAAGTTATTAAAGTCTTGACTTCCTGAACGATGAGTTCGCCTTTGTAATAACCACTAATGCAAGCGGTTGTCTGATCATCGCTGAACATGACTTCTGTAGTTATGTCGTGATTTTTCTGTGCCATTTTGAGCCCTTCCGTAGCTGGTATCTCCGCTACAGAAAGAACAATACGCCCTACCTGACCCGACAACCACCATTTTTAGGTAACAGTTGTATAACGATTTCATCCACAGATTCGTCCTCAAGGTCTGGGATGGCGATGCTAACGGGCGCGTCCATAACGCTTGCCCCCAACCATAAATGTTCCATCCTTCTCAATATAAATCATGTCCACCTGTACGCCTTTTGCGTCCTCATACATGATTTGGAAGGCTTGCTGCCAATTCGGACTGGAGACGTAATGAGCCCTTTTTATGTTCATTAAATGTCCAGCATCAACTCCCCTGTGAACACGCCTTAAAACCCCGTTAGAAGCCTCAGAAAAGGCACTCTGACCCGCTCTGTGCGTGTGCCCACATATAACGTTAAAACCCATTTTACGGGCGTGTGCAAGGGCTGTGAGCCCCGCATTAGGGTTCAGGCTACCTTCGTCACCATGAATGGCTATCCAGCCCTTCGCGATGGCGTATGGTTGCCGATGGTATTCAATACCCAAATCCTCGAATCGCATAAACTTGTCATAGCGCAGCTCTGGTAATGCCAAGAATGCTGGAATCTTTCGCATAATAACGCTATATAAACGATCGGTATGGTTGCTGCGTGTGACGTGGGCAGACTTAGCGTTTTCGGTTAAATCCCACAGAATGTCAATGGCTAGGTTTCTATCTCGATCTAGGGTCTGCTCAAACCAACCCAGTTTATTCTCCTCCCAACGGCTTACCTGAGGAAGGTCGAGCTCATCTCCAAGAATTACAACTGAGTCTGGTCTGAATTTCTTTATGAAGGCTGCAACATTCTTTACAGCCACTTCATCATGGTAAGGAATCTGTAAGTCTGGTACGACTACTGTTCGCTTAATCGTCATCCTCATATTCGTCAGGGTCTATGCTGCCAATCTTTTCTATTGGCTTGGCTGGAAGTATCCAGTCAGGAAACGAAGCCCGCTCAGTAATCAGAAAGAGAGCTGTGGGATCGTTGAACCCAGCCTTGCGTAAAGACTTGTAATACTCATTCAACGCAATGCAGTAAGCATCCAGTTGATTGTAAGTTTCTAAATCTATGACCCGCTTCTTTGCTGGCATGGCAATAATTATCGCTCTAGAAGTATGTTGTAAATCTCATCAACACGCTGATTAAGGCGTTTAATTTCAGACAATAAATGAGTAATGACGTACCCAGCCAACCCACCAATAATGGTGATGGTTGCAATGTATAACGTGAAAAAGTCAGATTGCGTCATTTCTTAGGCGTTGCGTAACCAAATACGCCCGCAACAACAGCGCCTAGAATTGAACGATAGTCCAATGAGAAGTTAGAGGTAGTTCCCCATACAGCTAAGAATGCGCCGATAGAGATAATTGCTGGGTGCTTCATGTTCATACGCTGCCGCCTATCATTGGGATATTAAAGAACGAACCATCTTGGTCGCCCTTCTTAGTGAATGAGCAATGGAGATGCTTAACGTGGCGATTAAGCCCATCATAAGGACGCCATGCCCAATTCTTTTTACTCGATGCAATTCGTCCGTCAAAGATGAGATATGCGATTCTGCCGCCATCCTTCTTAGACTTCGCACAGAGTCGAATCTGATCTGCAAAATCGGGCATGAGGTCGGGCTTTGCTTTACCAGATAAATCCCTGTCAATGTCAATTGCTCGGACGATACCTTGTTCATCAGGATTGTGGTCAGAAGGACGTGCTTGATGACGGACGTCGCCAATCCAGCCGTCTGAGGTGCGATCTCTGTCTGGGTAACTATCATCGACTTGCAGCCTTAATTGCTGACCCGCTTTACAAAGTTTTGGCGAGTTCGGCACAAGCTGAACACTCCCATCGTTTTTTATCATTTAAGAATAATTCTTCATGATGACATTCAGGCATGGGAGCAATAAACGCATCGTCAATCGGATCATATGTGTATCCAATCCCAGCGAAGTTATAGCGTATAGTTCCGTTGTAGGAAGTTTTAACCCAAGTTCCACCTAGATTATCTAGCAACCACTGGTAGCCTTCATCGCCATTTGGATCATTATTGTCACCAACTAAAACGCGTATGACTTTATTAGTTGTATCAAGTTCAGCCCAATGACTCATACTGCATACCTCACAATAACAATACCTGAACCACCAGCCATGCCTTGTGAGCCTGCGTATCCGCGTCCACCGCCACCACCGCCGCCAGTATTTGCAGTTCCAGCAGTTGCTGCATTGCTATCTGTACCACCCACGCCACCACCGCCGTAACCTCTTGAGCCTGCTGTAGTTTGTCCTCCGCCTGCGCCACCACCAGCAAAGTAATAAGTTCCAGAAATGTTTTCACCAGATGAAGTTGCGAGACCCCAAGATGAATAAGTTGTTGAGCCGTTACCACCATTACCACCAACCGAGTTGGTTGTTGATGCAGTTCCAGCAGCACCAGCTCCACCGCCACCACCGCCTGCTCGTGAGACGTTCGATACCGCTCCGCCGTTATTGCCTTGAGAGCCTGTTCCACCAGATGCGGTTACTGTTGTAGAACCTTGTGCAGCTCCACCGCCACCACCAGAGCCACCATTTCCGCCTGTAACTTGTCCAACTCCACCACCTGCGCCGTAACCGCCACCAGTAGCAGCAGTTAATGAACCAAGTTGTGAATCGGCGCCTTGACTTCCGCTATTGTCTGGTATCCCTTTAGCACCGCCTGCGCCCACAGTTACTGAATAAGAACCTGCTGTCAAAGACTGAGATGATGCATAAACAAGACCACCGCCACCACCGCCGCCAGCCATAGCACCACCGCCGCCTGCAATAGTAAGAACGTCACATGACAAAGTTCCGCCTGTAATACCCAAGGTGCCATTGGCAGTAAAAACTCGATAATTATACCCACCAGAAGTGTAAAGAGTTCCGCCTGTAATGGTTGGGCCTGTAATTGGGCCACCTAATAAACCTGATGTAATTGCGCCAATCACTATGCAATCGCTCCTGCGACGTACCATGTATCGGTTGCAGTTTTAATACAAACTGCTGTTTTATATTGTTTTAGAACTGGGGAAGCAGCAGCAGCACCAGCTGACAGAACCGTTGTAGTTCCAGAAGTTACTGCTGAAATTGTGCAGTCGCCTGCGCCCTTGTTAAGAATAGTAATTGTTGTACCTACTGGGAACGCTACAGAAGCGTTTGTAGGGATTTTGAAAGCGATTGCTGTCGCCTTGTTCATTGGCTGTAGGACTTGGTACTGATCGTTAAGAACGGCTGTGTAGTCGGTCGTCGCGTCAGCGTTCACCGTGAAGGCTACAAGCCCATTGACTGTAGAGGCGGTAAGTACGTCGCCTGTTGCTGCTGGTAGTCCTGATGCCATGATGCTCCTAGTAACCT